GCCGCCCGCCATTCTCCAGCGTTGCCGCCCAGGCGTACTGGCGCGCTGCCTTGGTGGCGGCGGCGATAATCGACCAGTGCGGCTTGGTGTTCTGCCAGAGGGCTTTGTCAGGCCATGGCAGGGTGATGGTGATTCTATCGGTCATGCCACTTCCTCGAAAAGCGACGCTTGATCTGGCTTTGGAGCCAATTCAGCCTGCTTCTTTTTCTTAATGTCCAAGTACTTTGAATATGCTTCGGATTTAGGCTGCGTTAATCCAAGCCCTTTGCACCACCAGTCATTCCGCAGGAGGCACTTGCAAAGCCGCCGCCATGATGGAGCCCATTGGGCATCTTCCAAAACTTTTGGTGCTTCGTCAGGGATACCGTCAACATATCCTCTCCCCTTCCAGCCCTTAATGAAAACGCCAAAGCGCTTGGCATAATGTTCCCGCGTAGGCTTTGGCAGGGATTTAAGAAGTAGCTTTGTAAAGCTCTCCCATGTGTGCCCGTCCGGCTTCACGATTGAGCCCACGCCCATGATGTTGCCGGTCTCTTTAGCGTAAAGAGAGCCGGTGTTCGCGCCGTTCACCCGGGCAATGATTTTCGGCCAAGTCTTTGGCTCTATGACGTGGAACAGCCAAAGCCCCTTGCGTTGATCGTCGCCATAAGGTTGGCACAAGCGCTGCTGGCTTAAAGGCACGCCAGCCTTGTGCATCATGTCATAAATTTTGTTGTGCGACTTCTCCGGGAATTTTGCATGATACCGCCATATATCAGCGGTCTTCCAATCATACAGCGGATAGACATTGTAGAGGCTGTCCGTCACTTTGGTTGTCCACCGCACGCCATTGAACGTCTGCTTTTTGTGCGAAGCAATGGTTCGGTAACGGTTAAGGCTTTCATCCGCCCGAATGCCAATAAATCCTGCGGTGGGGATATCGCCAGCGTACCAGTCGCCCCAAAGCACCATAAATTCTTCAAACTCCATGCCGGGCACAAAGAACGGGTAACGCTTCGGGTTGGATACCGCGCCTTGCGGCATCTTTCGCACCCAAATATCTTTGCGCTCTTCATCCCAGCACGTCCAGCGTGGCTCATAAGCCGTGACGGCATTGCGCAAAACCATAGGGAGGCAAACCCAATGCACGTCGATATATTCGCGATATTCGCGCACCACGTCCGCCAAGTGCCGCGCCGTTTCCTCGTATTGCGCCTCCAGGTCGATAATCAACACGGCGAAAACAACGCCTCGCCTTTTCGCTTCATCCGCCACCATGTGGAGAAGAACCGTGCTATCCTTGCCGCCAGAGAATGACACATATACTCTCTGGAAGTTGTCAAATATGTGGGCAATTCGTTCTTTCGCCGCCTCATAGACGTTTTTGTCTAGGTCTATTTTCGCCATTAGTAGAGATCCATTTGTGTTTTTGATTCTGCGCCATCTAGATCAACGGTTTGATGCCCGTTACTCTCTAGCCATACGTTAAGGTATTTGAGCGCAATTTCGTTGGCGAGCCGCTTTTGCTTGACCGTCAGCATGTTAAAGCCGCCCCGGTACTTGGCGGGGATGCCGTGCGCGACGCACAAAGCGGCCTGTCCAAGCCAAGCAAGACGGTTCATGTTCTCATTAGTCAGGTAATGCTCGCAGCTAAACTTCCATTCGGTAACCACCTTAGAAAGCGCCGCCTCAAATGCCTTTTGATCGGTTAGCAATTGAGAATACCAGGCCTTGCATTCATCATCGGAGAGGTCGCCGCATTTGGGCTTTTTGTCGTATAAGCCTGCCGGGTAGCACTCCCATTTGTCCCATGTGTGATAGATGCGGTCCATCACTCTTCCACCTCCTCTAGGGCAATGTCTTCCTCTTCAATCTCTCCAATTTCCCACGCCATCGAAAAATCATCATCCGCGAACAATTCCGAAAGGCCGGAAACCTGGCAAAGCCTTAGCACTTCGTCGCTATCCATGCCGAGATTTTTGGCTATCTTGTCGTCTGACCAATTCCTCCGCTTCAATTCGATAACGATGTCTGACATGGCGTTGACGCTATGCTTCCCGCGCGCCCGATTGTGGCGAATGGTAGAGGCGATGCGGTCGCTACGGTCTTTCTGCGATGTCCTGATTTGAACGATTGGCAAATAGCCCTTAATCCGTTCGGATATGTCAGGGTACTCTTTGCCTACGCGGTGCCGATGGAAGCCGTCAACGACGACAATTGCATCATCTTCGACGTTGCCAACGATTGGCTGGGTGTAGCCATCCGCAGCGATTGACACGTGAAGCAATTCCATTTCCGGCGGCGCAACCGTATTCGGGTTATAGTCGTTCGCCCGGACGCCGTCAGACTTCACCCACCGGACAAAATCAACCGGCTCTTGAGAGAAAGGGCTTATTTCATGCAGCGCCTCTCTCACTTCGTTGATAGCGTCCACCTTTTCCGCCAAATCCATGGCTGCAATTGTGCCCACGATTTCCTTCAAAGCGTCTTTCATATCTTCCTCCTTACTTTCACGTTAGATGTTCACATTTCCCATACCGGCTCACCCACGCCAGCCAGCGCGAGCACACGGCCAAGCGTGGCAGCTTCGGCGCAGCATAGTCCGGCGTAGCGCCTGTTGAGCCTTCGCCTATGGGCTGACCCCAGTTCTTGCAATCAGCGCACGTCATCACGCCGCGCCCTTCCGAAAGCTGAAATACTGATCGGGCACAAGCCGGGGCGGGATTAGCGCCGCCGCCTCTTCCCGGATGATCGGAGCCCAGGCAGCAGGCCAGCGGCCCTTGCGGCTTGTGTTGTAGACCGCATGCTTGGTTACACCTAGCCGCTTCGCGAGCCGGGGATAGCCGATTGCTTCATTGATCTCTTTTACCATGCCGCAAACCTATGTAATATTTTTTGATTCGGCAAGAATTTTCCTATTGACCAGGTATAAAAAGTTACATATATTGAGGACATCAACAGCGAAACGAAGGACCGAAGACCATGTACATCGCATATGACGTCACTCAGATTTACGGCCTCGGCGAAACCGCAGACGCCGCTATTGCAGATGCGCTTTTCGCAGTCCCGGAACTAACCGGCCTTTTGGCTGGTGAGTGCACCGACGCCCTAGCAGCGCAGGTTGATGCCGAAGGCGGCGCAATAGCTTGGGGCGAGAACGCGGACGGTATTTTCTGCACCATCGAAGAAGAGAATGATGCGCGCTTGTAGCGCCTCCCACCACCTCACAAGAAGGAACACGAACCAATGCGCACCATCATTAACAATGCAACTGAATATCCCGTATCAGACCTGACGGTTTTAGCTCATGGTGATGATGGGGTTGTTGCTGCGGCTTTCCCCAACGGCGGGGTCGCCATTTTTGATGAGATCGAAGACGGCATTTATATGATGATTAGCGCCGGAACGACTTTTAGCGAAGTACAAACCCCGGCAGAAATTGCCAAAGCCTTGATGGCATAACAGCGAAGGAACACGAACCAATGACCACACCAACACTTTACGACTTCGGCAACGGACCAGTGCCCGCGCGCAAACACGCAAACGGCGGCGGCTGGGTTGCTGATACTGCCGAAGTTTCCCTGCCCGCGTATATAGGGGCTGATGCGCAGGTCTACGGCAATGCGCAGGTCTCCGGCGATGCGCGGGTCTCCGGCAGGGCGTGGGTCTCCGGCGATGCGCGGGTCTCCGGCAGGGCGTGGGTCTCCGGCGATGCGCAGGTCTCCGGCGATGCGCAGGTCTACGGCAATGCGCAGGTCTCCGGCGATGCGCGGGTCTCCGGCAGGGCGTGGGTCTACGACGATGCGCGGGTCTACGACGATGCGCAGGTCTACGGCAATGCGCTGGTCTACGGCAATGCGCGGGTCTACGGCGATGCGCAGGTCTACGGCAATGCGCGGGTCTACGGCAATGCGCGGGTCTACGGCGATGCGCAGGTCTCCGGCGATGCGCAGGTCTTTGGCGATACGCTGGTCTACGGCATTATGCGGTCAGACGGTTATGCGTTCTGTTACGTGCCATGCGCAGACAATGCCATGCGCGTGATAGCTGGCTGCCGGTATTTTACCATGGCGGGAGCCCGGCAGCATTGGCAACAAACGCGA